GCATCTTTAATATTATCCAGTGTAAACCACCGAATACCTTCCTTTTCACACCATTCAGCCATATTCATTTTAGCTCCCTTTCTTATCCGTTTACTAGGATTGTGTAAAACGAACACTAACTCCTGATCTTCCTCTAAAGAATCTCTGATTGATGTATATTTTTTAGTATCTCCAACTCTAAAAAATCCTTTACATTCAATGAGAAGAGTAACTCCTTTACGTTGACCTACAAAGTCAGGTATATAATTACGGTGTACCACATAAGGATAACGATCTGGCTCATACTTACAGTAGTTTCCTAATATATATGCTGCTTTCTCTTCAAACTTATTTCGATACTTAACCACAAGAG